TCATTTGAACAGCGGGCTCCCGTCATGGGCGCTCTCGCCATTCACATAGGAATAGGCAAAGTCGGCGCCGGGCACATGGGGAAAGCCACGGAAATTCAGGTGATTGCCGAATTTTGTCCGGCAGGTGGAGAAGGCCTTGTCGCACCCTGCCGTCAGACGGACCTGATCGCCCGTCTCGGGCAGATGCTCGAGCGGCAGCCAGAGATCGACGCGCATGCCCCCGGCAACGGGCGCATTCCCGTCGATGTCGAAGCTGAGGCCGGCAAGGTCGCCGCTTTCGAGACGCGCCGTGCCGTGGGCGAAAAATCCCTCGGCGAAAGCACCCGTCCCGGCGATCACCAGCCGGGTTTCGCTTTCGACGGCCAGAACCGTCCCCGTGGCGAAAAAGCCGGCGCTGTCGGGATCGAATCCGCAGGCGGCATCACCGAAAACCGCGTCACAGCGCCGCGTAAAACTGCGCCCCTGCGGTTGCGCCAGGCGATGCGCGCGCGAACGCAGTTCGGCCTTGAAACCGCCGCCTTCGCGCGACACCTCGCCAATCTCCAGAACCTGAAGGCGCTGATGCTGTTCGGGCGTCTGCCAGTTGGCGAGAAAGACCTCGACCCGCGCGCCGTCATAATCGCCCCGGGCCAGCGCCTCCTGGGAAATCGCGTCACTGGAAAAGCCGCCAACGACCTCGTTGGTGCTCGCGGCGAGCCCCTCTTCTGCCTCGAAGCCCGAGGAGAAAAAACCGCTTGCCGCCTGAAACTGTGTTCCCGCAAACACAAGATCCCGGTCATGCTCGGTAAAACCAAGCACGCTTCCGTTCCGAAGCGACAGCCGCCAGCAGTGGCAGACCGTTGTCGCATCCTGCCCAAGATGGGCTGCGAGCGCCGCGTCCAGTGTTCTCATGGCATGATCTCCGTCAGCGGAACCGAAGGCACGCTCCCCGCATTGAAGGCCTTCATGTTGATGTCGATCCGGTCGATCGCAAAGCGGACCGGAACGTCGAAGGAGAAGCCGGCGAATATCTCCGTTCCCGCAGCCGGTATTGCGGCTGCCGCAAAGGTCACGATGCCGGTTGTCGTATCGACAGAGAAGTCGGAGCCGGGGATCTCGACGCCGTCGACGGACACCCGGACAGACCCCGCCACAGGCTTTTCGATCGTCCTGACGAACGAAGCCGCAGGATCACCATAAGTCTTGACCAGTTGAAACGTCGCCGTGGATCCGTCGCCGCTTGCGATCCGCTGATCCGTCGGCCCTGGCTCCGCCAGAGGGCCGCACGACTTGAAATCCACCGGATCGCGGAAGCGGAAGCCGTAAAGCTCGCCGCCGCGCGCCTCGAAGAACGCCGTCAGCTCGTAAAGGTCCGCCACCGAGCGCAGGGCCGAGCCCGCGTCGTAGGAGCGCCTGGAATTTTTCCAGCGCTGGTTGCGGTTCTCCCGCCCGTTGGACAGGCTGACGATATCCGTGCGCCGCACCGGCCCGCCGCTGACGGAAAGCGACAGCCTGAGCGGGAAACGCACCTCGTGAAAGCTCGCGCTCATGATGCCTCCCTCGGAGCATTTCGCAGTCAGACGGAAACATCTGGCGTTCGCGAAAATGCGTCAAAACAAATAGATAGAGCGGTGCCGCTTTTCCCAGAAAGGCGTAACCGTTCTAGAGATTGCGCTGGCCGGTGCGCACCGCCCTTGCCAGCATCGCGGAAATCTGCCCCTGGCTTTTCTGGAAGCTCGCGGCGTCCTGGGCCGTGACATTGAAGACGATCTGCGGCCCGCCGCCGCCCCCGGATGCCGATACGCCGAGCGCGCCGTCCGGCCCGCGTTTCAGCGGCAGGATCGCCTCGCTGCCGGCCTCGCCCATCAGCCCGAGCCCGCCGCTCATCGGAAAATAGGTCGGGCGCGAAACGACGCCGCCATCGGCAAAGGGCGTGATCCGGCCCGGCACGCCGCCATTGGCATGGGCGACGACCTGGATCAGGCCATCGGCGAGATTGCCGATCTGGCCGGAGATCGCGTTCTCAAGCGGCTTCAGCGCCGAACTCAGCGCGAGTTCCGAAAGTCGCCGACCGAGGTCGCCGAGAACGCTCTGCAGCCCCTTGCCGGAAAGCGTCGCATCCTTGAGCGCGCCGGTGATCGCTGTCGAAAACCGGTCAGACTGCGCTTCCAGGTCGACAAGCACGTCATAGAGCGCACTCGCTCCGTTCGCCGCATCGGCGAAATTGTCGGCTGTATCAGCTTCCATCACGTTTTCCTCGCATCGTCGGGATAGCGCATCATCATCTCTTCCAGCCCCGCGCGTGTCGGATAAGGTCCTGCCGGCGCGAAGGCGCCGGTCATCGCCGCGAACTCGACCGGCGTCAAAGACCAGAAGTCCTCGGGTTTCAGCCGCAGCAGGCAAAGCCCCGTATGCAGCGCCGAGCGCCAGGGGAAAGGCTCGGCGCCGGGAGGTTCGGGGCCTGCCGCTGCGGCTAGGAAGGGTCCGGCCTAGCCGCGCCCGCTGGCGCGCGCTCCGCCTCCCCTCCCGAAAAGGTCACGGTCAGCAATTCGCCGACCAGTTTCGCATAGGCGGCCACGCCGCCCTCCATGCTCATTGCCGCCACCTCGTCATCGTTGATGGCATTACCGCCGCCGCGAAGACCGGCGCCGATAATCGCTATCAGGTCGCCTGCTCGCAGCCGTCCGGAGCCGAGACGCCCGCCGAGGTCGCCGAGGCCGTCCGCCGAAAACGCCGTTTCAAGCTCCGCCAGCGCGCCGAGCGTCAGGCACAGAATGCGGCGTTCGCCATCGATCACCGCCTCCACCTCGCCGCGATGACGGTTGGCGCGCGCGCCCTTTCCGCCGATCGTCATGAGAGCGCTCCAAAGCTGATCGCTCCGGCCGATTCCAGCGCGACGTCGAACTGCAATTCGCCATTGTGCTGGCCCGAATATTCGAGCGAAGTGAACTGGAAGGGGCCGGAGAGCGTGCCGAAGCCGGGGATGACGATCTCGCTACTCACCAGCGCCCCGGCAAAAAAGGCCGCGCGCACCGTCTCATCGGAGGCCGCGTCCTTGAAGATGCCGCTTGCCGTCAGCGAGGCGCGTTGAATACCGGCACCGCCAAGCAGTTCGCGCCAGCGCCCCGCACTTTCAGAATCGGTGATATCCACAGTCTCGGCGTTGAAGCGCAACGCCTTCGACCTGAGGCCGGCGACCGTCTCGTAGGCGGCTCCGTTATGCAGCTTCAGCAGCAGGTCCTTTGCCTTCTGGGCTGTCATCGTGATCTCCGTGGTCAATCGCTAAAAGGGTCGTTCAAAAGGGTTCCGTCACCGCGCGAAAGCGCATCTCGGCAAGGAAATAACCGGTCCGCGCCAGCCGCCGCACCCGGCTCGCGCGATGCAGCAGGCTGACGAGGGCGAAGCCGGAAAGGGAAAGCGGCGCATCGTGCAGCAGCGCCCTGACCCGCGCCTCGATCGCCTGCACCGCCTTGCGCCCATGCGCTTCCGACCAGATCTCGAGCGTGAGGAAATGCTCGCTGCCTGGCTCGGTCGCCGTCGAATAGTCGCGCGTCTCGCATTCGCCGAAGACGATTGCCGGCAGTTGCGGCCGGTTCAGCAGCCGATCGAAAATCGCATCCGGCCCGATCAGGGCCGTCAGCGCGGCGTCATTGGAAAGCGTCGCGTGGATCGCGCTCAAAAGCGCGTTTTCAGCCGAGCTCATGGCCTCTCCTCCTCGCAGCGGCAGACGGTATAGCGGCCCGTCTCGTCGGGATCGCGAAAGCCCGCGAGCCTGAAGATGCGCCCGCCCCGCACCAACCGCATGCCCGGCACGAGATCGCCGCGCGCCCGAAGCCAGATTTCGTGCGTCACCCGAAAGGTTTCGCCGCCGGCCTCTTCGCTGGAGGAGACCGAAAGCGGCTCGACCCTGGCCCAGGCCTGGGCGAGAAGCGAATAGGTAATGCTCGCGCCGCCCTGTCCGTCCGGCGTCGCCACCGGCGTCATCAGGTCAAGGCGGTGGGAGAAGGCGCCGGGATCAAGCGTCACCATCACAGCCTCCAGGCCTTCAGCGGCGCGATCAGCCGGTCATAGCCCTCCGGCGCGCCGGCGGGCTGCTGATCGGCGGCAATGACGCCGCGAAAGGAAAACATATGGGCGACGTGCCGCAGGATCGCCTGTTTGGCGACATCGGGCACGTCCGCCGCCGCTCCGAAGCCGGCGGTGAAGTCGACCTCGATCCCGTTGCACCCCGCCCTGCGGCCGGCAAGTCCCGGCATATAGAAGCGGGCCGGGCGCGCGCGGCCGTCCAGCCGCGCCTGATCCTGCGGCACTGCCGAGGCCATGCCCTCGCGGTCATAGACCGTCACCGCCCCGACCGATTGCACCGGCCCGTGGGCAAGCGACACCATTCCGCTCGCCGGCCAGTCATCGCGGTAGAGCCGCCATCCTTGCGTGACAAGCGAAAGCCCGCTCACCATCTCCAGATAGTCGCGGGCCGTGGCGATAAGGTCGCCGAGAAGCGCATCCTCATCGCTGCCGTCGAGGCGCAGAAACGCCTTGGCCTCGGCAAGGGTCACCGGCTCTTCGGCGGCCGGCGTGATCAGGGCATAGCTCATCGCGAAAGTGTCCTTCTGCCATTTAAAAACCCCGGCAGAAACTGCCGGGGCGCGCATTGCTCCCGTCGTGACGGATCACATGTCGCCGAATTTGATCAGCTTGATCGCCTCGAAGTTCTGCACCCCGCCGCCGACGCGCTTGGTGGTGTAGAACAGCACATAGGGCTTGGCGGAATAGGGATCGCGCAGGATCCTGACCCCGGCGCGATCGACCACCAGATAACCGGCAGCGAAATCGCCGAACGCTATCGACATGGAATCAACGCCGATATCGGGCATGTCCTCCGCTTCGGTCACGGGAAAGCCCATCAGCGAGGCCGGCTGGCCGAGGCTCGCCGGCGGCTGCCAGAGATAATTGCCGTCATCGTCCTTGAACTTGCGGATCGTCCCTTGCGTCTTCCGGTTCATCACGAACTGGGCGTTCTGGCGGTGGGCCGCCTTCAGCGCATAGATTGTCTCGATCAGCGTGTCGGAGGGGTCGGCCGCCTTGAAGCCGCCATCGACGCCGGTCGCGATATAGCCGATCTTCTCCCACTCCCAGGCGCTGTCGGCCACCGTGGCGTAACTCAGGAAGCCCTTGGGCGTGTTCGCCGTATTGCCGTTCACGAAGGCCGCGCCCTCCTGCTCGGCAAAGGCGATGTCGATCTCCGAGGCAATCCAGTTCTCGACATCGACCGCCGCATCGTCAAGCAGCGATGCGCTCGCTGCCGGCATGGCGTACAGCTCCATCGTCGGGAAGGAGAGCTCGGAGATATCGGGCGTCGCCGTCTGGTCGCGGTCGGCAATCTCGCCGACCCACCCGGCCGTGAAACCGGACGCGATAAAAGGCTTCTTCAGTACCGCGCCGGAAACCTGGCGCACCGTTGCCAGCCGGCGGATCGGCGAGACGACGGAAAGTCTGCGGCCGATTTCCGTATCCGTTTCCTCCGGCACCAGATAGCCGCCGTCGCTTTCCGCGGTGGAGATCGCCTTCGCCTCCAGCGCCCTGAGGCCGTGGTCGTCGCCGCGGCGGATATAGTTCTCGAAGGCCTGTTTGTGCTCGGCAGCCGCAAGGCTCGTTCCGCGTCCAAGCGCCGGTCGCGCCCGCTTCAGCTGCATCTCGTCGAGCTGGCGGGCCTGGGCATCCATGGCGCGGTTGATGCGGTCGACCTTTTCGCGGGTCAGCACATCCTCGCCCATCTTGCTCTCGATCTCGCCGAGCCTTCGGTCATTGGCGTCCTTGAACGCCTCGAAGCTCGACATGAAGGCCTCGAAGGCCTCGGCAATACCCGCGGGCGCGCTCTTGAGCTCGGGCGCCGCTTTCATCTTCGCATCGGTCACGATGAATTCCTCTCTTTGAAAAACTTCAGGACGACATCATCCGCCGTGCCCGGCGCAGCAGGCCGAGCAGGCGTTCGTCGTCCATCTCGTCATCGCCGCCGGCCGCATCCCGCCCGCCGACCAGCGCCTCGTAGCCGCCGGCAAGAAGCCGGCGCGCCGCCTTTCGGCTCAGGCCGGCATCCCGCGTCAGCCATCGCTCGAATTCCCTGATGGTGGGAAATGCGTCACCCGCCTGCTTCACGCTGGCAATGCGCGCCGACGGCAGCATCGGAAAGGTGACGATCGATATTTCCCAGAGGTCCGCTTCCAGCACCCGGCGCACGCCGGTCTTCGCATCCGTCTTGGCGCGCACGGTCTGAAAGCCGATCGAAAGTCCGTCGAGGCCGCCGGATTTCATCAGCGCGTGCACCTCGCGGGCCCGCGCCACATCCGGGGAAAGCACGCCCTCGACGTAGAGCCCGCGCCCATCCTCGCGGATCCTGCGCCAGGCCCCGATCGGCTCGGACGGATCATGCTGGAACAGCATGCGCACGCCTTCGGCCCCGCGCTTCTGCAGCGAGCGCGAAAACGCCCCGCGCTCGATCATGTCCTTGCCCAGGTCAACTTCGCCGAACAGGCTCGCATAGCCCGAAAACGAGCCGTCCCCGGCAAGGTCTGTCAGCGACAGATCGGCATATTTCAGTTCGTCAGCCAGCATCGATCCTTCGCCCATAGCGGCGCCTCCTGAAAGCTCTTGCATGTTTCAGTACCCCACGGCCGCGCGCTTCTCCTCGTCGGTGAGGAAATCAGCCGTTGCGACCCGCGACCAGAGCGCATCGCGCTCGGCGGCAAGTGCGGGCACCTGGTCGAGGTCCGGCTCGAGCCTCAGTCCAGCGCCATAAACCGGCTCCAGCCAGGCCGTCAGCGAGGCGGCCGTGCGGGCAATCAGCGGCAACACGGTCAGCCGGTAGAAGGCGCGGTTGGCCTCCTGATAGTTGGAATAGGTATTGTCGCCGGGAATCCCGAGCATCATCGGCGGCACGCCGATGGAAAGCGCAATGTCGCGGGCAGCACCATTGCGCGCCTCGGTGAAATCCATGTCGCGCGGCGTCAGCCCCATCGCCTTCCAGTCGAGCCCGCCTTCCAGAAGCAGCGGTCGGCCGGCGCGCACCGGACCCGCATAGCCTTCCTCCAGTTCCTGCTTCAGCCGCTCATACTGCTCCTCGGTCAGGCTGCCGCCATCCTTCGGCTGATAGACCAGCGCGCCCGAAGGCCTTGCCGAATTGTCGAGCAGCGCCTTGTTCCAGACGGAAGCGGCGTTGTGCAGGTCGAGCGCCATCTGCGCGGCGGCAAGCGGCGAAAACCCCGTGTGGTCGTCGAGCGGGTGGAACAGCCGCATATGCAGCAGCGTCAGCCCCTTGCCCTCCGCCGCGAAACGGGTCACATGGTTTCCGGCGCGATATTCATAGGCCTCCGGCCAGCCGTCGCGCCCCTCGATCACGCGGATGCGGTCCGGCCGCAGCAGGTGCAGCTCGCGCAAATCCTCACCCAGTATGATGGGTTCGATATAGGCGTTGCCCGAAAGCAGGAGCACGCCGAACAGCGCCTCCAGAAAGTCCGCGCCGCACATGCGCCGGTTCGGTCGCTTCAGAAGCGACAGAAGCGGGTGATCGGAAACGAGCGTGCCGTTGTCGAACAATTGCCAGGGCATGGCGCTCGCGGCTTCCGCGATAAGACGCACAGCGCGGTGGGCCACGGGGTTCCTCATGAACCCTTCGCGGGCAAGGGCGGCATAGGACCGGCCGGACCAGCGCGCCTCGCCGCTGAAGGCGATGGCGGAGAGCATTGTCGCCGCCTTTTTGTCGGGCACGCCGACAGGCTCGGCCGGGCGCCTGCCCGGCAGATGAAAGGGCAT